TGCTGTCGCTAGGAATGTCTTTGCCCAGCTTTCGGCCATCTTCTTTAGGTCGCTCATTAGATTCTCCTTCGAGGTTGAACCATTTGCCATCTGTGTCTCCCAAGCTAGTAAATGATATATGGAAGTGGCTACGATGAGGATTAGCGCCCGAGTATTTTCGCCGCTTCCAACCCAGTATTGGGCTCATAATCTTGCCATCGTAGATAATATATTTAATGCGCTTATCGCCCTTCTTGGCGCATTTACGAAGCTTCTCAACTAATGCATAAGCTTCTTCTTTGTGGGCGTTTAAATCTGCATCAATGTCTAAAGCTCTGACGATTCCTCTTGCGTCTGGTATATGGTCAGAACTGCCCTTTGCAAGATGCCGAGCGTCAGCCAGCCAGCCATCAGACTTACGATCCCTATCAGGATAATCGTCATCTATCTGATTCCTTAGTTGAATTCCAGCAGCGCATAATTTAGGCATTATCTTGAGGGATTGTGCTAGAGGCCTAGCGCAGCCTTAAGATCGTCAATGCCCAAGCCAACGCTTTCCAGTTTGTCGGCAATAGTTAGCGGTTTTGGAATATGAGCGTTGAGAACTTCTTGCGCTTTTTCTGTATCCTCAGCATCAATATCAAGCCAAAAAATACCATTGCCATCAATATAGGGTGATGTTTTATTGCTGACTTGAATACCAACAGCATTTAATTCTTTGCAAAGTTGAACACCATCAAGTTCAATCGGCTTAGTAAAAGTAATCATTATGCTCCTAAATAAATTGCTGTAAATTGAGTATAAGGGGCGCCAGAAACAGTTGTTAATGTTGATCCTGAACTTTGATTTACTAAAACCTCATAATAATCTGTTGCCACAGCAGTATCAACTAGAGTAAGAGTTCCACCAAATTCATCGGTGCTTGGCGGCGCTCCGTTACTAAAACTTGCAGTGCTTCCATTCTTCATAATCTTCATTTCTCTTTTACCAGAAGAATTAGAACCTATAACAAAATTAAAAATTAATAAATATTTACCACCTTTACCTGCAGGTATAGTGATTCGGCTGGTGTTTGAAGAAGTGCTATGAAAAGCATCTGTATCAAAAGATTCACTATCAAAATTTAAGGTGACATTTGTGCCACTTGCAACTGATTGACCACTACTTTGGAACAGACGGCAACCTACAAAACTTGCCCCACCAGTAGGTGCAGCCCATTTAAGTCCTGTCGTTTCACCGCTCGCGGCTGTAAGAACATAATCGTTTGTGCCAACGGCTAGGCGGCCTATGGTGTTATCAGCCGTTCCGACTAATAAATCACCTTTGGCATCAATTGTGCTAATTGTCGGTGTAGTCAAAACTGGTGAAGTTAAAGTTTTATTTGTTAAAGTTTGGGCAGTTGTTAAATCAGCAGTTACCGCAGTATTAATCGAAACTGTTGGAACAGGGCCAGTTCCCGAAGCTACTGAAATACCAGTTCCAGCTGCAACTTCAGTTATGTCACCTTGGTCGTTATTGATCCAAGCAGGAACGCCACCTGATACGGATAAAATCTGACCAGAAGTGCCAATAGGCAAGCGAGTGTTTGTGTTGCTAGTCGCTGAGCGGTAAGCAATATCTCCAAGCGTTGTTTCAGGGTTTAAGGCCTTAGTAGTTGTATCGACTGAATTGCCAAGGGTTCTAATGGCAGCTGCGCCATCCTTGACTAAATCTGTATCATCTGGAGTCTCCCAGTTGTAATTCGTTGTATTGGCCATTAACTAATAACTCCTATCGCGTCTTGCCATTCTAGCGTATTAAGAACACTATTCCAGCTTTCAGACGCATTAACTTGAGCCCATTGTTGGGCAACTGCCGAGAACTCTGTTGGGGTAGCTAAGAAGGTAAGTGATAGGCCCGAAACCGAGGCGCTAAAAGACCAACCTTCGACAAAGCCCGTAAATTCGCCGCCTAGGATATTAAGAGGCAGATTAGTAATTCGGACTGGCTGGCCCATAAATATATTTAATAGGGCGTCTCTGTTTGTGTCATCAATTTCAGGGGACTGAAGTGCAAAAGTAATTGATTGAAAGGTATTTCTAGGGTAAGACCTTAAAGCAATAAGACGATCTGCTACATCCTCGACATCGGCGGCGTTCTTTAGATAGCTGCTAAATTGCTCGGCAAATAGGCCAAAGCTCGCTTGAGAGCTAGTGTCTTGGGCCGTATAGGAGTTATTAAAGTTATTGCCATAATCCATAACAATTTTATTAACTAAGTCTCCTTGACGCTGTATGACGCCAATGCCAGAAGCAATAGCTTGAGAGGCGTCTAAATCTGTATAGCCATTAGCCAATAGGTAATCTTGACGATGGCTGGCATCTGCATAACCTATAAGGCCATTGGCATCTTCATATAGATAACCCAAGGCTGAGTTAGCAATCTGATTGGCTATTGGCGCAATGACGCTATCGGTAATCTGCCGACTCACCATAGTATATTCGCCAGCATCAATTTCTCCAAGCCCGATATTGCCAGCCTGAGCCCAAGTCTCGGTAGCATCATAAGTTGCCCAAGTTTCTGCTGGTGGCAGTTCATTCCAAGAATCCAGTAGCAATTCATCTAGTAAATCTAGTATCTGAGCGCCATCTAAACCTTGAGCTAAATTGCCATCAAAGATAGCTCTTTGCAATCTTGCCAGCGCTCCAATGGCGGTAATTCTTAAGCTAGTTATAACTGCACTTGATCCAGCGCTTTGCACTACTTGACGAAAGTCTGAAATACGACCGCCAAAAATAGATACATAGTCCCCATTTGTATCTTTAACTTCTATTGTGACGGCAGTATTAATTGTGAAATCGTAATTAGTCCCATCAGTATTAATTACTTGGAGTGAGCAATAGCCCGGGGGAGTTGGTGAATTAATGTCTTGACGGCCAGAAGTAATAGTTAAATTACTCAAAGTGACTGAAGTAAGTTCATCGCCATTGACAAGAATTCGCCAATCGGGGGTCCAAAGGGTCATAGGATTTGGGCCGAAGTCCTAAAATCGCCAGCGCCAGTAGTTCCGCGATTAGTAGAATTGTTAAGAGCCAAAATAACTGCTCTGGTAAATCCTTCTTCATCTATCGCGCTTGGCGCATTGACATTAATAGTAACACCAGCGTTATTGGCTGCAACTGTCCCAGCGACATTAAAGTTAGATGGGATTGGGTTACCGCTTGGAACTAGTATTGATGGAGTGCTAGGAGCTGATGCTGAACTTGAGGGAGCGCTTGGAGTAGTAGATGGTTTAGGAGCTGTTGGGATGCTTGGGCTACTTGGAGCGCTAGCAATTTTTGGAAGTCCTGAACTACTTGGAGTGCTTGGCGTTGAAAAAGAAGGCTTGGAAATAGTCGAAACATTTGGCAAAAAAGGAATGGCGTTATAAGCGCGAATAAGAGCATTAATAGCATCAATAGCAAAATTGACTGCGCTCTTAATTCCATTGACTACTGCGCCAATGACATCAAGAATCCCACCTGCAACCTTGCCAATAAATCCTAGTGCTGATCCCAAATTGTTAAGTAATATTGGAACTACAAAGTCTTTGATAAAGTTATAAAGAATAGTTAATGAATCTTTATTTCTAGCAATTGCATCGGTAACTGGCTTTAGTGCTGAATCTTTGAACTCAATAAATTTAGGAATAACTGTGTTTATAAAGTAATCCAAAAGTCTTTGAAGGGTAGGCAATAAAGCAGCTCCTACTGATTCTTTGGCTTCATCAAAGCCGACTTTAAGTCTAGCAATTTGACCTTCAAAAGTATTCGCTTGAACTGTAGCTGCCCCACCAAAGGTTTCGGCTAATTGCTTTACAGTTCCTTCTAGTCCAAGGGTTTTGATTTCGGCAGCAGACAAGCCAACACCTAAACGCGTTAGAGAGCCTGTATTGCCTTCGTATGCCTTACCAAGGGCATTTGAGACGGCCTCTACACTCTTGCCAGTAGCAGCTGAAATATCTAAGGCTAGATTTAATAAATCTTGGGATTCGGTTACTGATCCTGTAGCAACTGCCAAGCGCTGAAGGGCTGGGCGTAATTGATCGTCAGCAACACCAGTAGCTAGTGAGGTCTTGAGTATCTGCTCCTCGACTGCTGAAATCTGGGCTTGGGTTGCCCCAGTAACATTCTTAAGGGCATTGGCTAAACGAAGCTGGGCAGCCTCATCTTCAATGGCTGCTTTAACGCCATCTACAGCTAACTTGACCGCATAGGCCGCTGCTGCTGCCGCTGCTGCTGCAAAGGCTGCTGCTGCAACCTTGCCAAATTTCTCTAACTTACCGCCAAAGCCTTCAACCTCTTTAGAGCCAGTATCAAGATTTTTCTTAAGATCAGCGACATCGGCAAGAATCGAGAGTTTAAGTGTTCTACTGCCAGCCATTACTTATCCCACTCTTTCAATATCTTGGAAAATGCTTCTTGCCATTTTTTAATCAATTCAGGCTGAATCTTACGAAGGGTTGGGTAGATA